CTTGATTCTTTTACGTTGTTTCCAACCTTCTTTTATTGTTTTAGGTAATTTATTTACACCTTTAGCTATGTCTATATTTTTAGACACGCCTATCAAATCACCTTGTGCTAACATTTGTAATATTAAATCTATCATATTAATTTACTACTTCTGAACCTTCTGCTATTACTGTAAACGAATCTAAAGAAGATAAATCATCCTGTATAACTATCTGTAAATCTTCACCTTCACCTATTCGAACAACTTGCTCTAATTTTTGAAATGTAAATCTTCCAGTAATACCATCCTGTGCATTTTTAGCAACCGTTTGAATTTCCAAATCAAACATTATATTCTTCATTTCCATATTCGTTTTAAAATTGCAGATATTTTGATACGTACCATCAACCCTTCTAATCTGAACACCTCTTGTAACACCGTTGGTTATATCTCCTAAATCTGATAATTGTGGTGTCGAACCTGTAAGCATCGCAAACATCAATCTAGTAATATCAACTTCTAAAGGAACATCTGCTATTGATGGGTTTCTTACTCCAAATATCTGTGGTGTAACACTACCATCAACTGCCATATCAGTACTACCAACTGAAACTACTGCACCTATTGGAAAAGCAAAATCTAAAGGTCTATCTAAGGTTATTGCTAAAGTGCTTATAGATAAAATTGTAGCAAAGAAAACCCTATTATCTGCAACACTATAAATGGTTAGAAGCTGACCAGTAGCAAAACTTGTTGCACTTGTAACGTTTATAACATAATCATCTAGCGCACCTAAACTTGTTGTAGTGGTTTCAGCTACGACATTACTAAAAGGTACGACATATAAAGGTGCTGTACCTGATTGTATTGATACATCCGTAACCATTCTGTAAGGGTCGAGTTCCGTTCCTGTTCCCTGTGTTTGGAAATACTTATCTAAATTATCTCCGTTCTTTATTTTAATTGTACTCATATTGTTGTTATTTATAATGTTGGTATATATTGGCTATTTCTATAGTCGCTAAAATCATAAGATGGTGTAAATTCGTAATCCTGTATTACTATATGCTTAGGATTATTGATGCCATCTAAAACTTGTATCTGTGCAATTCTTGGTTCGTTGGTTGTATTTTCTAATAAACTGTAAGTGATAGTACTTACTGCACCAATACCATAACTATCCACCGTTAACCATCCACTAGTACCATATAAATAATCTATAGTAGGTTTTTGGTTTTCAATTCCAATGTACTGCACACTAGCCGTAACTGCTGGTGGTGGGAATGTAGCATTTGCAGGGTTAAATACACTTGTTGTAATAAGGTCAGATGCTAAAGGTGCATCATAAATATCATTTATAAGTTCTAAACTATCAGACCTATTTACTATGTTAGAATTTATTTTGTTTATTATATACCTTGTGTTGCCTATTATAAGCCTATCGTTTAGCTTTAAACCGTTTAAAATTGATAGTGGTAATATTGCATCAAATTTATAGTTACGCCTTTTGACGCTGAAAATATCAGACACATAATCTTTGTAGTACCTACTGTATATATTATCAGTTTGTGGTGCGTATGTATATTCGTTAAATTCCGAATAGAAGTTTAAACTAAAACTATCATAATTAATAATTCTGCTATGACTTGGCATATACACAAAATTATTTAAAGGTGTGTAATTTCCAACACCATTAAATCCTAAAACATTACTGGTTACATCTACAAGGTTTGCATACATCATAAACATACCACTACTAATAGGTTTTATTTCTTTATTAAAGTATGGGCAATATTGCACAACAGTTAACCCACCGCTAACATCTGTTAAACGTTCATATATTGGATTTTCAAATATAGATTCAACTTCTAATTTTATACCATCTAAGCGTTCAGTTTCTGTGTCATCTGTGTATAATGTTAATTCTTCATTACCATAACTTCTGTTGTTATCTTGTTTAAATCTATCCGATAGTATTTGGTCTGTTTCTTTAAACTTAAAATCCATTTGATTGTAAATAACACCCTTATCTACCTGCTTCTTTTTAGTATCTACATATTGCGTCACATCAATAATACGACCGCTAGAATACCACGTTTGCAAATCTTCTATACATATGTTATCATCTTCATCTGTAAATACAACAAGATTGAACGTTTTAAATAATGATGTTAGAAATTCATAAACCTTTATGTCTTTTATCTGTGTTAGGATATTTGTTTCTAAATCAATTACGTTATTATTGAACGATGATGGGTAACTACCTAAACTAATGTTAAAGATTCGTAAATCCCCTGTAGCATCAAATTCAAAATCTTGCTGTGTTATAACTTCAAAAAGCACTTCTGTTTCATCACTTATATCTATGGTAGCATCTGTTGTAACTGTACCACCTGTAAATATAGCACCACTACCTGTGCGCCAATTCGTAAAGCGTTTAACTTCACCGTTAAGTGTAATGCGTATTTTAAATTCTACATCTTCAAAACCTGCTTTTGGTGTTACTGTAGCAAAGTATTTGACTTGAAAAAATAAATCTGATATATCACCAGGTGTAGGTACTGTTTGGCTATCTACTACTATTAAACCATTAGATAGTTTTTCCGTGTCCTTGTTTATATTAACATATATATCTTTGTATTCTTGGCTTTCTAAGAACCCACCGCTAAACGTTATATCATCATATTTTTCTTCTATAGCTTGTACTATTAGGCTTAACTTTATAGCAGGTTTTAAATCATCGAACATAACACCTGTAGTTCTTCCAGAATCGTAAGCTATGTTTGTTCGTATATCTGTAGCTGTTGTATCTGAACTATCAGAATTATAATAGTACTGCTTGTCGTAGCTTATCAATGGATAAATAACCGCTTTAGGATAAGATTCACCATCTACTGTAAAATTGATACCTTGTGTTAATCCTGTTTTAACCACATCTTCAGAATAATCATGGTCAAAATTACTTAACCAATCTAAATCTGTCAGCTTATCATCACCTAATAAATCTTTAATTTTTATAACATCACCAAAAAATGTTATCTTATAACTTGCAGGATTACCATGTTCTAATTTAACACCATCTAATCTAATCTTACCTTTTTTAAATGGTATTGTATTGATGTTTATATAGCCTTCTTTTCTTGTTCGTGCATCAAATCCATTATCAATTGTAGCATCGTAGAAGTTTTTAAAAATACGGTTGTTGTTCTTAGATGCTGGTACATTAAATGATTGCGAAAAATCAGCAAACAGTTTAGATATATCTTTTACATCTTGAACGCCCTGTGTTACGCTTATGGATTCATCTTTAAACAAATCAAGCCTTTCACCTTTTATATAAACATCTACAATCATATATTTTGGATAATATTATATGCGTAATCAAAATCAATAGTATAATTAACTAAACTATCGTTAACCCTTGTTTTATATTCTAAAGAAGAAGTAGCTACATTGACAGGTATTAATGCATCATCTTCATAAAAATAAACTAAATCAGATAATAACAACTCCTCATATAATGCATTCTCCAATTCGCCAATGTAGCCACTATTTACTTTTATAGATTTCTTACCTGTTACATTTAATTTTTGGTATTGGTGTTTAGTTGTGCTGTAAGTTCCACCACTTACATAATTATTAACAAATTCATCGTTCTTAGTTTTTAAAGTTGTGTTAGATTTTTTAAACAACGTAACTGCTTCAAATACACCGTAACGATTTTTAAACACAACCTCTATAGGATTATATCTACACTCATCTATTATTTCATATGTGATAGTATCACCTGTAGGTTGCATTGTAATAGTTACATCACCATCTGTTGTTGCATTAGACACATTTACACCAACGTATTGTATTATATCAGAACTTTCACCTGATGGTGTAATAGTAAATCTTCTGCCTATTTCATCAGTTGTACTATTTATATCAACATCTGATATTTCACCATTGTTTATAAAAGGAAATAATATAAAGCCATCTCTACTTACTTTTCTATCGACACATGATGTTAATATATTATCGGTTGGCTTAGTAGGATTCACACCTTCAGAATAATAACCGTGACCATCTACAGCAACAAATGTATCTTCTATATCTGGAATTGTTTCTGTGCTATCATTATAGGTAGCTGTATATTTTACCCACTTAACAGAATCATCAGTACTATCTATTATCTGTGCATCACTTGTTATTATAATTTCTGGCTTTGGTTTTATTGCTTCACTTATTAATTTAGATAAGTCCACATTAAATTCTGAAAAATCTATACTTGGTCTTGGTATGGTTAAAGTTTGTGTTGGTGTTGTAGGTACTGTTGCTAAATTCCCATTCCAAACATATAAGTTAATCGTTACAGATACAGTTGTATCAAAGTTAAAAGGTACATAAACATAATGTGGTGAACGTACTAATGCAAATTCTATATTAGAATAGTCGATAGGTATTATATAATTTTCAAACACAACAGTAAACCCAACACCATTTACTAATGGAATACCTAAAGCATCATCTATTTTTAAACCAGCAAAATCTAAACCTTCTGTTTCTGAAATTATTTCAACCTCGTTAACTGTTTGGTTTACTATAAAATCAGCAGGGTTATCTAATAAAAAAGCAGCACCATAATTAATTGCTGTAGTTTCACCTGCTGTAGCTGTTGGTGTTCCTTCCGTAACCTCATAAGCTGCACTTCTACTTGCAACCCATTGCCAACTTTCATTATTCAATACCTCGTTATAAGTAGATGACAGTTTCAATTCTGCTACCTCTTCTAAATCCACATTAAATGTGATTGTAACCTTACTATATTCCGCCATCTTTTAAAATAAATTTCATAAAATTTTCTATATCTAAAGCATATGCTTCTACAACTTCATCTGGTAATTCTTTAAACTCTTTTTCGAAAGGGTCTGTAAAAAACTTTGTCGGCTTTATACCATAATTAAACACACTTACAGCTGCCGCAAATCCTGCTTGTTTTCTGTTTCTTGCTAAAAACTTTCCTGTCTTTTGTTTAACCCATGTGGTTAATTTATTAGGTGGTGGCATACCTTTTAAACCTCTTTTACCACCTTTAGATGTAAATTTAAACCCACTTAAAGACTTACCACTTTTAACACCCTTTACACCCCTATCAATGAACTTTAAATAATCTTCAGCCAGTATATCTGCATCAATACTATTCGGTCCTACGTGTACGTTATATTTAAAACTATTACTAAGGCTTCTTGACGCATTAATCTTTTTGCTTTTAAGATTAGCACGTGATTTCTTAATAACCCTTTTAAGAAACGTTTTTAAAACCTTCTGTAGTTCTTCAGTTTCCATTAACAAGATTTAACATATACATCAGGTACTTCTATTGTCCATTGTTGTTGCCAACCATCTAACAAATTTTCACGCACTATGTTTAACAATTCAGCACTACCTGCACTTGCTAAACTTACATTTTCAACATAGGTTTCTTTAACCATTTTTATTTCTGCTGTTCTTAATATGTGCCTAGTGGTATTCCAATTGTCATGTCTATTGTCATTCTTCCAGAATTTATCCCTATCTTCTTCTTTATTAATATCACGAATATCTACAACGGTTATCAAACAATTGTATGATACAGTTGATGTGTTTGCTATATCCAAGAATCCACTATCAACTACTTCTATATGTACTAATGGAAATTGATTCTTTTTATAATTATCAACTTCTGTAGCATCGCCTGTTATCACGGTACTAACCATTTCATCAGATTCAAATGTTGTTTGTAACGTTTCTATTAATAAATTGTAACTCATCTCTTTTTCTTAATTAAATCTGCTTCTAGTTTATTCTTATCAGCTTCAAAAGTTAACATCATTAGCGCATTGTGAAGCCTAAGTTTACTAACTTCTTCAAATCTGAAAATATCCCCTTTTGAGAGCTGATAAAAGCTGTTGTACCAACCCCATTTGCTCCCAAAGTTTGCGATAGCTTCGGATTGTGAACCACCTCCTCCTCGATATAATTCTGGGTATAATTCAGTAAGTCGTGCATTAAATTCAAAAAAAAATCATTAGCTGCTAATGCAATATCTAAAGTAACATCTAAGCCTTTATTTTTATCACTATAATCTTCTATTAAATATTTGTTGTTTGCTTGGCTTTTTATCGGTCTGTACATTACACCCATTGCTAAATGCATCTTCTGTACATCCTGTAGGAATGTGTCTAAATCTGCTTTTTCACCTACTGTTATATCTTCAAGGTCAGGTATAAATCCGTATTTAATACCTTCATGTCTAAACGTTGATTTAAATTTAGGTTCTTGCGTTAACACTTTGTTTATATCTTCAATTATACCACCGTAATCTTTTGCTTTGATGCTTCCTACTAACTTGTCAGATATGTTACAAAATATCGCTACCATTTGACGTGCTATGTATGCTTCATCTTCTGAATCTTTAGTTGTACGAATAAACTTTTGATATTGTGATAATTTTATATCACTTAAATCTGTTGGTATTTTTACTTTCAATCTCATACTTATATAACAATTAAATTCGGTTTTTGTTAATTTACCTAATATCGTATTTGTTGCGGTTAGGATTTGCTAAATGATAAAACACATTATATCTGATGGCATCTATAGCATGGTTGAAGTTATCGACGTAAAGTTTAGAACCTTTATCCGCATAAATATAATTGTTTAATTCTTTGGCTATATTGATACTATCAGGTGATACTATGATTTCAAAATCTTGCATTAATGCTATCCCTGCTGATATACTACCTGCACCTTTTTCTGTAGCTTTTATATTACTACCTTTAGATTTTAGTTCTGCTATTAATCTAGGTTCAGCACTATCTGCTATTATCAAACCTTTGTTAGTATAACTTGCATTAATCATAGCTATCTGTGTAGTGGTTAGTTTAGGTTTGTAAAGACATTCTTTTACATATATCTTTCTGCGTTTCTTATCAATAGCAACTTCAATTAATGTAGTAGGGTCAATACTAAATCCAAAATCCTGCCCAAATGATGACTGTAAATTATCAGGGTTAAATTTGCCGTACTTCCAATTAGTGAACACAACACCTTCAGCTTTATCTAACCAACCACCTAGCACAACGTGTTGGTACTTTACAGGATTAAATTCTTTAAGATATTCAAAGGTGCGTACACTTTCATCTGGTGTAAATTCAAGACAATCTAAATAGGTGGTATGAATATAGCACACGTTATTTTTTACACCATTCCATCCATCTGTAACACCTGCACGTTCGAAATATCTTT